GAGATACCAGATCACCTGCAACTGGCAGTTATTTGATTCAAAGTGCGACAATCCTCCTGGAGCGTGCAGTAAAGATGATTATAAGACTGAAGCCCTTGATATAACCTTAGACGCCACGAAAACCATACTGACCGCTGCAATCTTTGCAACCAAATCTGACGGTTATTTCATAGGGGGAGTGGTTGAATTCCCAACTGAAAACGAAAAGCGAACCATCGTGGCTCATTTGGGCAGTACCATTACAATCGCTTACCGGATGACTTATCTCGCAAATGGAAATACGGTCAATGCTTATCCTGGCTGTGATGGTAGGGCAGAGACGTGCAGGGATAAATTCGATGTTACGAATATCCCAAACTTCCTTGGGTTCCCGTATATCCCAATCGAGAATCCCGCATTGAGGACATGATGGAATATTTCTTTGACGACGAAGAAAAACAAAGGGAGCTTAAACGCATCCTTGATGAATGGATGGGGACGCCATTCCGCCATCAGTGCGGGGTCAAGGGCATGGGATGTGATTGTTCTTACTTTGTTGCAAGGGTGCTTGAGGAGCTTGGGATATTGAAGTGGAGAAAGGATCTGATGCCCGATTATCCCAAGGATTGGCATTTTCATACTACGAGGGAGCTGGTAAAGGAGCAGGTGGAAAAGGAACTCAGGTGTGAACCGATTGGATTGGATCATTTCTTTAATGGCGATGTCATTCTTTTGCACTTCGGGAAAGCCTCTTCACACATGGGAATATTTTATGATGGATATATCTACCGCTCCCTTGAAGGGGTCGGGGTATGTAGGAGTTCTGCTCATGAGAAAAGCTTGAAAAAACGGATGCGATTTGCTTATAGGATACTCAAATGAGCACAGGACAGTGGATTGGTGCAATTCTTGGTGCAGTTGTAGGATTTCTCATTGGTGGTTGGTATGGTGCTGTCTATGGTGCTATCCTTGGCTACAGCATCGGTGGCTACATTGACCCCGTGAAGCCTGATATTAAGGTCCCTGGAGCGCCAGCCCAACAAGGGCTTCAGGTGATGTCCAATCAAATCGGCCTTCCAATCTATGATGTTCTCGGAACGGCAAAGATCACTGGCCAGCTTTTATTTTTTGGAAAGGAGTTTAATCAACCCGTTTACTATCGTATAGCGAAAGGAAAGTATGGAATCAGTGGATATAAATACTTTGCTTCGTGGGCACTGGGTGTATGCATGGGGCCCGTGGACGTGCTTTATACCGTTTTTAGAGATCAAGACCCTGTTTGGTCTGGCGAGTTGACCCGTCCCGAATCCGGTGGAGAGGCGACGATCCAGATCGAAGGAATGGGGACGATGGTTTTTTACTTTGGCACGGATGATCAGGTGCCGAACACCAATGCAGGGACTTGTCTTCCAGATGTAACCCTTAATACGGGGCATCGGCATCTCTGCTGGGCCTTCTTTGATGCCTGTTTTATGAATGAATATAACCGAATGCCCTCGATGTCATTTATTGTGAACAAGCATCTTTCCTTATTCGATGAAGCTACCAGTAAAATAGAAACTTATGACACAAATCCTGCCCATGCACTCTGGCATATTTTGGTAAACAAGGCCGGACTCCCCGAAGAGTGGCTTCATCCCGGTGATTTTCTCAGCGTAGCCACTACGCTCTTTAGCGAAAACCGTGGGATAAGCATCCTATTCGATAGCCACCAACCCGCCCAGGCTTATCTCGAATCAATAAATAACCACGTGGATAACATCTTACGTTATGGCTCGGATGGAAAATTCCATCCCAAGTTGATACGCTATGACTATAACCCCGCCACTTTGTTGCCGGTTATCGATGAATCGATTCTTCTTGAAGAACCAACCTTTTCGAGGAGAAGTTGGATCGATACAATCAACGAGGTGAAGGTTCAGTATTCGGAAATCGTGGGAGAGAGAGAGGCTCCCTCAAATGATCCTTATTTGGTTGCGTGGTATAAAATTGATGAGGGGGAGGGGTTGACTGTTCATAACAGTGCAGATCCATATCCCGCCACAAAGTGGCCTGATATGACCATAGAGGGTGCTCTTGATCCACCAGGGACATTCTGGACGCATCTGCCAGGTTTCGGTTCCTGTGATCATGGTGGCGGAGCTATTGGAGAACAGTGGTGCAGATGGGTCTGGGAAGAATCAACCTGTGAAATTGGGAATTTAGCGGCCAGCATGGGCTGTTTTTGTCGGCTGGAGGGGTTTTTTGGGGCATATTACGCTTATCCTGCTTTCTTTACCTCAGAGGATAGCGTCAACTGGGCAGTAGAAAGCCGATTAATGGAAATTAATTTAGCAGCACAAATTCTGGATATAGGAGGTTATCACGGGGGGACTGCCCTTGGACACATAACTCCATACCAATGGACTTTGAATGAGCGAAAAAATAAGTGGCAGTTTATTTTCATTTTATGTGTAGACGGAGTAACAACAATTAACGCTATCAAAGAAGATGGGACAAGAATAATTGGTAATGGTGTAGGGGGTTTGGGGGCAAACAACACAGTCAAACAATTTAGAGCTTTCAGGACTTATAAGGCTGCAAGCTTCAGTTATCCCTCTATGTGGGGACAGGTCTCAGACATCATCATCTATGCGGATAAGATTTTAACGCTGGAAGATTGGGCGGCATGGTATGATCGACTTAGAGAGAGATACGGGATGGCCGCAAGGAGCGGGTGGTAACTATGGCCGTAGAAATCAGGCAATCAACAGCTAACCCCATAGCAGTGGACACAGGCAACATCGGCGTCCAAGGGAGGGTCGTATCAAAAACCATGCAGTTCGCCCTGTTTACAATCAACAGAAATGCCGTCTGGGCTGGCCGTCAGAATCTTCTCAAATCTTCTTATCCATTTGCCATCTTGCAGATAATGGTTAATCGCAAAGCTTTTAGGTATGAGGTCGGCGACCCTTTTAAATTTTCCTATGCTAAACATGGGATCAGTGAAGCCATTTTCAGAGTGGTTCAAAAAGAAGAAGCGGAACTTGAATCTGAAAATATCACTATCAGCGCCATCGAGGATTTCTATTTCATCTCCAGAGTGATTGATGAATATTCGATTCCAACGGATAACACTATTCCGAGGCCAGACTATACACTGGTTCCCTTCACAGAAGAGATGGCAATGGAAGTCCCCTATGCGGTAACTGATAACATCAACCCTGAAGTTCTCCTGGTCGCCTGTCGTGAGGGCCAATTTGACCTTGGCTTTGATGCCTATATAAGCATTGACAATGGGACTTCCTACTCTATCCTATCAAACAATGTCGGCAATCTCGTTCCATTTGGACAGGTGGCGGATGCCGCTTATCCCCTGACCTATACAATCGACACCGAGACAGGATTCACCGTCGAATTTAAAAATGAGTCAGACGCAAGCCTTATAGAGACAACGACGTGGGCCAATACAATTGCAGGGATTGAACACATCGCCCTGCTCGAGAATGAAATCATTTTCTTTAAAACCATTACCCCTGTATCTGGGTTGAAATACAAGATTGAAAATATCATCCGTGGAAGGATGGATACGGTAAGAGCCAGTCATGCGATAGGGACTAATTTCTATGTGTTGCACCATGACTTAACTTATTTATCCCATGATGAGATTGTGGTTGGGACGAATAGGGATTTCAAACTTGTCCCCTACAATACGAAGAGGCGTGGGAACATAGCCTATTCAACTCAGATTGATCTTGACATTGAGGGCAGGTGGAGAACGCCCTACATCCCAGGAAATTTCATGGCGAACGGAAGCAGTTTTGCGGCAAGATATGATGACGATATTGTGTTAACTTGGTCGCCTCGATTTAGAGGAAAAGGTGCTGGTATAGGAATTCCTGGTATTGTCCTCTCTGAATCAGATCGAGAAGGATTTTTTGAGATTGAGGTTTGGGTTGGAGGATTTAAAGTCAGAACAGTAAACTCAATTGATGCTGCAACATGGACTTATACTGAAGCAATGAATCTTGTTGACAATGGTTCTTTAGCCGAAGAAATTTTATTTAAACTATCAAATTATCGAACAGAGAATGGTATTTTGTATGAGTCTGCTCAAGCCGAGGTCGTTTGTAAAAATTATTATGTCCCGTTATCATAAAGGAAGGTGATTTATGGCAACTGATAAATATGATCTTCATACCATAGACTACAGCGTCCAGGGCTGGGATGCAATCATGAGTTCTGATATGGAACAAATTGATGCCATGATCCCAACCCGAATCATCAAAACGTTGGGAGAGACGGTCACGGTCTATCAAGCCCTATATCTCAAGGCGGCAGATAGCAAATGGTGGAAAGCCCAGGCCGATGGAGCAAAGCAGCCATGCCAAGGGTTAGCAGTTGAGGGCGGAATTGCTGATGGTGAAATTAGAATTCATCGCATGGGAGAAATCACCAATGCCGGATGGGCATGGGGCACGATTGGAGGGGCAATATATCTTGATCCGTCAACCGCCGGTGCATTGACCCAGACTC